GTTTCTTGTATTGTTGAAGAACAAACAAGACTTCTATAGACTTGACGAGTTGGAGGTTAAGACAAGACCGTATTTTGTCTATCCTGCCCATGAGAGGCTGTTGTACCAGGCAGTGCAGACACCTTTGAAAGCTGTATTATTTGATGATGAGGCGTCATCCTCGTGGAATAATAGCTCTGCAGTCGGGTTTGTTTGGAATTATGGTGGGGGGGATCGGTTATATAATTGGATCCTCTCACATGATGATCCCAACCAAGTTGCTGAATTTAGGAGTATTTTCTACGGGGATGATCAGTTGTGGGTTATCAGACTATCGAACGGAAATAAGTACGTCGTGGTCCCTGATTTCTCGCACATGGACTTATCTCTCATCAAACAGTGGTTCAGGGTTGCCTACGGAGTGTGGCGTCCCGTTTATACCCGACTTGACAAGACTTGGGCAGATGTGTTGTTACTTAATTGTAGACGTTGTTTTTCAAAGACAACTCTCGTTGAGTCATCACTGGCCTATTCTATTGAGAAGGGTGTCGGGAGCGGCATTCCCGGTACAACGAAGTTCGACGAGGTTGCTTCTGCTGCCGTGAATGGTTTTATCAGGTATCAATTCTCTCTTGTTGCTGAGGACGTTACTGACGCCAATCTTCCTGGTTTTTTGGATACCATGAAGAGACGGGTGGCAGATAAGTATGGCCTCAACTTTAAAGATGGAACCCTGAACCTGTACCCATTCCGGCCAGATCAGCCGGAGTACGACTTTGAATTTTTGGGACAGACTCTCTTTCGTGTGGTGGGAGGGGATGGTGTAAGCCGCCATTATGTTCCAAAACCAAAACTACACCGGTTGTTGCTCACAGCTACATCAACAAGGAAAGCCTACGCTTCCCCCAATCTGATGGAAAGATCTTTTCAGACAGTGAGGAGGTCCCTTGTTGCAAACGGAGGGTATTTGTACCCAATGTTTTATGAGACAACAAAAGCTCTATATGAGAGGCGACTCGAGAAGGGGTTTAGGCCCCTGGGAGAAGACGACGAAGAATTTGAGTATGAGGTTGAAGAAGAAAAGTTTTTTAACCCGATCAATTTTGACTCAGAGGACTTCTCTTTCCCTACTGTGATGAGGTGCATGAATTTGTTCTTGCCTGATCACAACCAGATACGTTCGG